TTATTTCATTAAAATCAGGATGAAGTTTTAATAATTCAGCTTCTGCTTTTTCACGTGTGACATTTTGTTGCATTTCGTCAAGTGCTTTCACACGTTCAGCTATTGCATCAGATTGTTCTCTAGCTTTTTTAATTGCTATTGTTTCAACTATTGCAGCTACATCTGGATATTTTGTAGCCCAAGCTTCTATATCGTCCTCTGATTTAGGTAACTTTATTTCTTTTTGAGTAGCTTCAGAAAGTTGTCTTTTGAGTTCATCAAGTTGTCCTTGAACTTCTTTATCTTTTTCTTGCATATGTCTACGTAAATCACCGTACCGTTTTTTAAAAGTTTTTTCTTCTCCTGTAACTTCTGGTTCTTGCTCTGGTATAGTTTGAGATTCAGTTGCTTGTTGTTTATTTTGTTCTACAAGCTCTGCAAGTTCTTTTTCTTCTCGTTCTCTTTTTTCTTCATTTGTATATTTTTGTCTTCGCATTACCATAGATTTTGGTGGTTGTTTATTTTCTGGTTGTGCTTCTGTTACTTGTTCATTCATAGTTTTCTCCTTTTGGGGTAACTGTAGTCCACATTATGTGGGGAGTTAGTTGCCAATGGGGTGCTGTGTTATGGGTAATTTCGTTTCATTAGACCGCCACGTTTAAAACCTGTTGGTCCTCTTCCAGTAGATTGACTTCTTTTTAAAGATTCTTTAACTCTTGCTGAACCTTCTTCTTTATCTTTATATGTTTTTTTAACAGATTTTTTTCTGTCTTCTCTGCGTTTTCTTCTTTTATCGTCTTCTTTCTTTTTATCTGCCATATCTTTTGGTGTTACTATTTTTCTTCTAGCTTCCGTTCTTGCCATATCATTACCAGATAATAATGAACCTTCTAATTTTTTAATACCACTGTCTATTACATCTAATTCTTTTTGTTGTAGTGCTTGGCTCTCTCTTAATGCCTGTGCTCTTTTTAACATTGCGTCAGCTTCTTGACTAGACTGCTCTAAATTTTTAGCTGTTGACTCAACAGTTGCAGCCTGTGCAGCTTGAGTATAAGCAGGGTCAATGCCACTACCAAGACCAAATATATTTTGACCTTGCCTTTGTCTTTGTGCGTCTGTCATTGATACATTTGGTAAAGCTTGATTCATTTGACTAGACATATCAAGTTTTTGAGGTTGAGAAATATTAGGTTTTGTATATGCTCCTATACTTTCTTGGACCTTTGGGTTCGTATCCTGTGCTACCCATTCACCTGTTTCAGGATTTTTTATTAGAATTTTTCGTAAGCTTGAGGATTCATCTCCAATCGTAGGTACTTGAACACCTGCAGAATCTTGTAATGCACTAGTACCTGTCATATCTAATGCATCAGGTCTAGTATTTTGTATAGGTTGTATATCACTTCTTTCTTCTGGTTCACTTCTTAATGTAGATGTTTGATCTTGAGAAGGAGATGAAAATATTGTACCTGTTGGTTTTTTAGAATCTGTAAAAGGTGCATTTCCTTTAGTATCATAAGTTATTTCATCTTCAGTTACTTCAGTTCCATCTGCTTTATTTGTTACTTTATCTGTTATAGGGTCTTCCCATTCACCTGTTTCAGGATTTTTTATTCTACTAGAACTAAACGGTTTACCATCACCATCTACATCAAATCCTATCTTACCTAAAAACTTTTCTAATGCTGCACCTAGTCCACCAAGCAGTCCACCAAATGCACCACCCTCTTTAGATTTTTCTATAGCTGCATTACGTTCTTCTGTTGTAACAGTTTCTCCTCTAGCACCTTTTAACTCTAATCCCATTAAGGCTAAACGAGAACCAAAACCTAGTTTACCATACTCTTCAGCAGTCATACCTAATCTTTTAGCAGAAGTTTCTATTGCTTCTTTATTTCTTGCTGCTGTTGCGTCTGCTTTTGCCTGTCTTTCAGCAGCAGTCTTTTCTTTTTTCTTAGGTGCTGTCGCAGCCTGTTCTCCGCCTTCTCCTTCTTTTGGTGTTACAGGAGTAGTATCATCTAATGGCAATAATACTGCACCTTCAGGAACTATTTGAGTAGGTATGTCACGATAGTTATGTACAATTTCAATTATATCACCATTTTTAAGTTTATACTTTCTTGGACCTTTGGGTTCGTATCCTGTGCTACCCATAAAATCACTAAACGCTGCTCTTTCTTGGTTAGCTACATCTGTGCCTTCTTGTGCAAATAAAATACCACCCTGACTCATTTCTTTATCGTCACTTTCTTCTACAATAGTAATATCTGCAACGGTAAACGGTAAATCATCTGGTATTTCAGCTTCTTCTGAATTACCTAATTGACCCATCTTTTCCATCATGTTTAAACCCATCTTAGCTTCTTGTCGCATTTGCATAAGTTTATCTAAACCATGATAACGTACAACATCAGCAGGAAATATAAATTCACCTTCACTTACCATAGCAGGTATATCATCACGCACTTCTTTTTGAAGTGAGCCAGAAGGCACATCATTACCAGATACTTTATCTTTAGTACCACCTTGATCTTTAAGACCACCCTCTCCAAATCCTTCTACTCCACGACCCCTAAGAATATCTTTTTTTGTTACTTTACCATCGCCAGTTAAGTCAGGAAAAGAACCACCCTTCGCCATAAATGCCATTTCCATTTGTTTATTGTACATTATTTACCTCATCCCTTAATGTTTTAAGTCTACGCAAAGTATGTATAGAACCTTGTGCTCTATGTATTTCTATCGCATTACTTGATTGCTCAGTGATACGATGTTGTTCTTGTATTAAAAAATTTAAGTAATTATTGAACTGCTCCCACTGCTTGTGGTTGCCTACCAGTGGCTTGAGCTTGTTCAGGTGTTCTCTGCTGCTGTCCTTGTGCATTTCCTGTAAATCCTTGTTCATTAGGTAGTGGTGCTTGTCCTGTGCCTATAGTACCACCTCCTGCTCCTGTTGGATCTAATGGATTAGCACCTGCAGGTGGCTGACCTTGTGGTACAGGTTGTTGAAAACCTTTCATTAGTTCCGCTTGTACAGCAGCTTCATCCATATTGTTAGTTACTTTATCGGGGTCTAAGTCCATTGATTTAGCAATTTCTCTAATAATGTATTGAAACTTAGCAAAAGGTGCAAGTGCAGGATTAGCTGATACAGATAAAAATTGCATTAGTCTTTGACTACGTACTTCATTAGCCATTAAGCTTTCAGTGCCACGTGCTTTTACTTCTAAATCTCCTTTTATTTCAGGATCAAAATCAAATTGCATATTGAATTGAAAGAAGCCTTCTCCTAAAGGTCTTAAAAGATAATCGTCTATATTTTTAATAACAGTTTTTATACTTCCACTTGCAGCAGACATAAGCATAGATATACCACTAGCAGTTCTACCTATACCTGTAACACCTGTTTGACCATGAGAAAAAGAAGCAAGTCCTGTACTTTCATCTGCAAGTTGCCTTGCCTTATCAAATAATTGCATATTCTCATTACTTACGTTTGGAAACTTAGTGCCAAAGATTGCTTGTCCGGGAGCACCCCCTTGTCTTCTAAAGATTTTTCCGGGATATACACTTAGATCTTGTCCGGGAACTAAGTTTGTTTCATCTACTTCTATAAGTAAATTACCAGACAGTACAGCGTTATCTACAGCCATACGCATAAACCCATTCATTAGTGTTTGAGTATCGTCCATATTTTCTGCAAGACCTACACCAAAGAATGAATATGGATTTAGTTCATAAGGTGCAGCCATATAAGGTATCTTCATAGGTTTAAAAGGATTAAGCACCATACGTAATACTTTATTATTACATACCCATACATTAGCTTGAAGTTCATCAAAAGCTTCTAAATCTTTAGGTATATCTATATCACTTTCTTTTAAT